TATATTCTTTGGTACACATTGTTTCAAGGAAGCAAGACTGTAGCGATTCTAGCAAACAAAGCAACAGCCGCTAGAGAAGTTTTGTATCGTTATCAAATCATGTATGAGAATCTTCCTACATGGCTTCAGCAAGGTGTCACTACATGGAATAAGGGCGACATTGCTTTAGAGAATGGTTCAATCGTATTCACAGCCGCAACAAGCGCATCAGGTATTCGTGGTAAGTCAGTCAACTTGCTGTACGTTGACGAAGCCGCTATCATACCGAACAATGTAGCAGAACAATTCTTCACCTCAGTTTATCCTACGATTTCTGCTGGTGAAACAACAAAGATTCTGCTAAGTTCTACCCCACTAGGATACAATCATTTCTGGAAGTTCTGGAATGATGCAGAGAACGATAGAAACGGGTTCGTTAATCTATTCATTCCTTATTGGGAGATTCCTGGACGTGATGAGAAGTGGGCATCTGAACAAAGAAGATTGCTCGGTGAGTTGAAGTTTAATCAAGAGGTTCTCTGTAACTTCTTAGGTTCTAGTCTCACACTTATTGCTTCCGACTCTATTGCACAAATGTCTGCTGATCCTATCATCTATCAGAAAGATGGGCTTGACATTTACGAAAAGGTCGAAAAGGATCACGCATACTGTATTGTTGCAGACACCGCTAAAGGTGTTGGTGGTGACTATTCGGCATTCGTAATTCTTGACATAACTCAGATGCCATACAAGATGGTGGGTAAATACAAAAACAATCAAATCAGCCCACTTTTGTATCCATCAGTATTGTATAGAGTTGGCACAGAATACAATCAAGCATACGTTCTAATCGAAATTAACTCTTCAGAGCAAGTTGCAGAGATTCTTTATGGTGAATATGAATATGAAAATATCATCTCTGTTAGCAGGACACCTCAAGGACAAGTTGTCAATGGGGGCTTTGGTGGAGGTAAGACACAATTAGGTGTTGTTACGGACAAGAAAATTAAACGCATTGGTTGTTCTAACTTCAAATCTATGGTTGAAGAGAAAAAACTAATAATTCGTGATGCAGATACAATATCTGAGATTTCGACATTCATTGAGCGAAAGAACAGTTATTCTGCTGACGAAGGATATCACGATGATTTGGTTATGCCTTTAGTTCTATTTTCATGGTTGACAACAAATTCATATTTTAAAGAGTTGACGAACATTAATATTAGAAAAGAGTTGTATGAGGCTAGAATCAAAATGATTGAGGAGGAAATAACTCCATTTGGTTTTATAAATAATGGAGAAGATAATGAAATTTTTAAAGACAATTCCGGACAAGTTTGGGAAACTTATAAAAGTGAATTTTTATAAATAAATTAAACAAACCCACATCATTATAACAAGGAGAATTCAATGGCTATAAGTCTAATTTCACCAGGCGTTAAGATCACCGAACAAGATTTGGTAACGTCTAATCAATCAGCATCATCAACAATTGGCGCATTTTCTGGACAATTTACATGGGGTCCTATCGAAGTTGCTACACAAGTAGCAAACGAAAGCGACTTAGTAAATCAGTTTGGTAAGCCAACTACAAATAATAACGTAGACTTTTTGTCTGCCGCAAACTTTTTGGGATATTCTTCTCCATTGTTTGTCGTTCGTGTCGCTAATACAGCACTAAATGCTACAACAGAAACTGCTACAGGTTCTGGTGGTACTGGTACAGGTCAATTAGTTAAGAATGATGATGCATATTTAAACACAGCATCGTTCAACATTGGTCCATTCATTGGAAAATACGCTGGCGACTTAGGAAACGCACTTAAAGTTTCTACTTGCCCAAGTTCAACTGCATGGGCTTCTTCATTGACAGGAACATTCACAGTTGCGGCTGGTTCTACTCAAGTTGTTGGTGCTGGTTCTGCGGCAAACACAGAATTAAGAGTTGGCGATTTAATCGTTATCGGTGGACGTACTGCAAAAGTGCAAACAATTGCAAACACAACACACTTCACACTTGACTCAGCACACCTATCTGGTGCGGCCGCAGTCTCTGCTACTCGCCGTTGGGAATTCTTCAATGAATTCGATCAAGCACCAAGCACAACAGCGCAAGCGGCTTTAGTTGGTGCAACAAATGATGAAATGCACGTTGTTATTGCTGATAGAACTGGTGCAATCACTGGTACAGCAAACACAGTTTTAGAAAAATACGCAAGCGTATCTAAAGCGGCTAATGCAAGATCAGAAAATGGTGGTACAAACTACTATAAAGAAGTTATCAATCAACGTTCTGAATGGGTTCGTTGGGCAGCCCACGACAATGCTGGTACAAATTGGGGTACAAACCTCACAGCGGCTAACGGCGCACCAACTACATACACTTCAGTAACTACTCCTAAAAACTATAACTTCAATGGTGGTTCTGATGGTGTTACTCTTACAGATGGTGATCGTGTAACTGGTTACTTAGAGTATTCAAACAAAGCAGAAGTTCCAGCGACAATCATCTTTGCTGGTCAAGGCAATGCAACTGTTGCAAACAGACTCATTGGTGACGTTGCTGAAGTAAGAAAAGACGCTATCGTTTGTATCTCTCCATTGAGAGCAAACGTTGTTAATAACGTTGGTTCTGAAGCAACTTCAATCGCAACATGGGCTGATACAGTCACACGTTCTACATACGCAGTTGCAGACAGCGGATGGAAATATCAGTACGACAAATACAATGACGTATATGTTTACGTTCCATTGAATGCTGACGTTGCTGGTTGCATGGCACGTAATGACTTAAACGCAGAAGCATGGTTGTCACCAGCAGGTTTCAACGCTGGTCGTATTCAGAACTTAGTTCGTTTGGCTTTCAATCCAACTCAAGCAGAGCGTGACACACTTTACAAGACTGCTGTTAATCCAGTAAGCACACAAGTTGGTCGTGGTACAGTATTGTTTGGTGACAAGACATTCGTAACAAGAAACACATCAACTAACAGAATTAACGTTCGTAGATTGTTCATTGAATTGCAGAAGACAATTGGTGTTGCGGCTGATAACGTATTGTTCGATCAGAACGATGAAACTACTCGCTCAAACTTTGTCAACTTGATTACTCCTTACTTAAGAAGTGTTCAAGCACGCCGTGGTATTGCCGCATTCAGAGTTGTTTGTGATGGTACCAACAATCCAGAAGATGTTGTAAATGCCAATGAATTTGTTTGCGATATTTTCGTACAACCAATCCGTTCTGTAAACTTCATCCAACTCAACTTTGTGTCTGTAAGAGGTACTGCTACTTTTAATCAAATCGCAGGCTAAATAACTACAGACAATAAAGGAGATAGAAATGGCAGATTTTTCAATAACAAAGTTTAGAGCGGCCATAGGGACCGGCTCTAGACCAAACCTATTTAAGGTTGTAGTAACGCCACCAAGAACAACAGGATACGATGTATCAGGTTTTGAATACTTGTGCAGATCAGGATCGTTACCATCATCTACATTAGGTACGATTGAAATCCCTATGAATGCTGGTCGTAGATTAAAAATGGGCGGTGATAGAACATTCACAGAATGGACTTCAACTGTTCTTAACGATGAAAACTATAAAATTCGTTCTGCTATTGAAAAATGGCAGAATGATATCGTTAAGATAAATTTTGATTTGGGCGTAATCGGAAATAGAGATGCTGGTGTTGGTGGTGCCAGCGGCGCTGTTCCTGGCGGTCTTTACGGTTCAGTTATGATTTATCAACTAAAAGAAGACGGAAGTTCTGTTCCTAATGGCAGTTATAGATTGGTTAATTGCTGGCCAACAGACATTTCTCAAATTGATTTGTCATATGACACAACAGATGCGGTAGAAGATTTCACAGTAACTTGGACTTACGATTACTTTGAAAATAACTTTACTGCCGATGGCGAATCTACTATTGCACCACTAAGTAAAGGATAAAAAATATGGCATTCGCAACAATCGATCAACTAAAAAGTGCTTTAGTTAGAGGCGCAAGGGCAAACCTATTTGAAATTGAAATGGCTTTTCCTACCGCTCTTGCCACAACAACTGCTGGCGCAGTAAAAGATTTTGAAATATTGTGTAAATCTGCCGCTGTGCCTGGATTCACAATTGGAACAATTGAAGTTCCATATAAGGCTGGTAGAAGAATTAAGATTCCAGGAGATAGAACATTTGCTGATTGGTCAGTAACAGTCATTAATGATGAAAATCATAATATGCGCCGTGCGTTCACTTCATGGGTTAATTTAATTTCTAAGTCTAACTATGACTCTCCTACAAAATCAACATCGCAAGATTATTATGCAGATGTTATTGTCAAACAACTGAATGGTGATGGTGCGGTAGTTAGAAAATATAAATTGAATGACGCATATGTAACTGACGTTGGTGCATTAGACTTATCTTTTGACAGCACAGATACAATTTCAGAATTTACTGTTAACTTCCAATATCATCATCTGCAAGCAATTACTGGTACAGGTTCTTTTTCTACGACAACTGATCTATAAAGACTTAAATAATGTATTTTACGCAATATAAATAATTGCGTAATAGTTGTCAATAATGGGGGCTATTACGCCCCCATTTCTTTTTAGAGAGACTCAAATATGGCGATAAAACTTTTTGGATATAAAATTGGTAAGGATGATGCTGAATCAGAACAGTTAAAATCGTTTGTCACACCTACCGATGATGATGCGGCAGTATCGATTTCAGGCGGTGGTGTATATGGCACATACATGGACCTTGAAGGTCAGATCAGAAGCGATGCAGACTTAATTAAAAAATATCGTGAGATGGCACTTCAACCAGAATGCGATGCGGCAATTGAAGACATTGTGAATGAAGCACTAGTTTTTGAAAACGGTGACTATCCAGTTCAAATCATTTTAGATAAATTAGAACAACCAGAATCAATTAAGAAAAAGATTCGTGATGAGTTCTACTATGTAATGAAACTACTTGATTTTAACAATCAAGGCTACGATATCTTCCGTAGATGGTACGTTGATGGACGCTTATACTATCACATGCTGATTGACGATAAGAATCCTAGAGCAGGATTGAAAGAAGTTCGTTACATTGACCCACGTAAGATTCGTAAAGTACGTGAAGATAAAAAACAAAACAATCGTCCAGGCACGGCAGACACAGCATTAAGATTTTATGAATACTTTATCTACTCTGATAAAGGTTTTTCTAGAGATGGTTCACAGGGTATCAAGATTGCTTCAGATTCAATCTGTTATGCTAACTCTGGCATCTCAGACAAAGATGGTAAGATTATTGTTTCACACTTACACAAAGCAATCAAACCACTCAATCAATTACGTATGCTTGAAGATGCGACAGTTATCTATCGTATTGCAAGAGCACCAGAACGTAGAATCTTCTACATTGACGTAGGTAACTTGCCTAAGATGAAGGCAGAACAGTACTTACGTGAAATTATGCAGAAGTACAAAAACAAATTAGTATATGATGCAAACACTGGTGAGATTCGTGACGATAGACGTTATCAGACAATGCTTGAAGACTTTTGGTTGCCACGTAGAGAAGGTGGTAAAGGTACAGAGATTACTACACTACAAGGTGGACAGAATCTTGGCGAGATTGATGACGTATTGTACTTTCAAAAGAAAATGTTCAAGTCATTGAACGTTCCAGTTTCACGTTTAGAAGCAGATACAGGATTCTCTTTAGGTCGTGCTTCTGAAATTACTAGAGATGAATTGAAGTTTGGTAAGTTCATTTCAAGATTGCGTTTAAGATTTTCTATTCTATTCGATAAGATGCTTGAGACACAACTTCTTCTTAAAGGTGTTTGTACTCGCAAAGAGTGGGAACAAATGAAAGAAGAAATCAGTTATGATTATCAATCGGATGCACACTTTGCCGAATTAAAGAACGTTGAAATTATGAAAGAGCGTTTATCTATTCTTTCGGACATTGATGGATACGTTGGTAAATACTTCTCTGTTAACTATATCAGAACAAACATTCTACGTCAGAGTGAAGATGATATTAAGCAGATGGATGAAGAGATGGAAGAAGACAAAGCGAAAATGGAAGAAGAAGGTATTTCAGCAGAAGATTTGCCACCACCACCTCCACCAGCGCCAGCACCACAACAAGTTGTTGTCAGCGTAAAAAAGGAAGAAGCCGAAACTAGAATAGTTGATGACGCAGACCAAAAAGAGTTGGCTAGGTCTATGACTACGCTTTTTGAACAAATGATCGAGAATTCTAAGAGTGACAAAGAATCTGAGTAACCAGAATTCTTAAATTTTATAAATAAAGAAAAAGGAGATATACTATGGAAAATATTCAAACGGCAATTCAACACGCTTATGACGCAAAACCTTCTGAATTCAAGTCATCTATTTTAGATGCGATATCAGATAAAATGCAGAATCATTTAGACGTTAAGCGAATGGAACTTGCTAGTTCAATTTTCAAAGATGATAGCGAAGATCAAGATTCAAATAACTTAGAAACAGAGTTTCAATCAAGTACAGAAGGAAACGTAGATGAAGACCTTTAAATCTTTCATTCAATTGGATGAAATAGAACGAGTAAAGTATAAAGACGGCATCGCCAATAAAATGGCGGCTGTATCATATCTTGCACAGACTAAAGATCCAGGTGACTTAGAAAAAGTTGGACCTGAAAAAGTTGGTCCACACGACACCAAAAAAGGTTCTGGCAAGCGTCCTGCTGATAGACTTGATAATAAGCAACCATTCGGTGAAGCAGAAAGTCATCAGTCTAAGACTACAATGAAGCACATTAGCAATCCAACTGCTGGTGAAAAGAAAGCGGCTAAAGATATTAAGCCAGGAACGTCTGGATATAGAGATCGAATTGCAATGTTGAAATCTGCACAGGCACGTGGTGCTTTGAAGAAAGAAGACGTTGATTTACTTTCTAGTCTTTACGATCAGTTAAATGAAAACAATCAAGAAATCTTTTTGAATCAGTTAGAAGAAGATGCTGAAGTGCTTTTAGCATTTGCTAAAACTATAGCGGAAGAATAAAATGGCAGATACCGTAACCTCACAAACATTAAAAGACCATGCATCAGCATGGGCAGTTAAGTTAACAAATATTTCTGATGGCACTGGTGAAACCAATGTCACTAAAGTTAACGCAAATACTTTGATTGCATCCAATGGTGACGGTAGCACAAGACTATCAATCACAAAATTATTTTGGAACGTAGCAAGAGGTACTTCATCAGCGCAAGACCCTAGAGTTACTTTATCTTGGGCTGGCAGTTCAAATACAACTATCGTAACGTTAACTGGCTCTGGTACTTTAGATTTAACAACTGGTCTACAAGCACCGTTCACAAACAACGCACCAAATACAGCAGGTAATATTATATTATCTACTACAGGCTTTACTGCATCAGCCGCATACACATTAGTTCTTGAAGGTAAAAAGACTGCTGGATATTCTAGCCGTGAAACTACCGATGATGGTGTAAGCCCATAATATGTTGAAGTTTAAAGATTTTGTGTCTATGTCTAACGAACAGTTAGACGAGGCTAAACTTGTGAAAGTAAACAGAATACGTAATGGCGTGGTCCAACGCAGACACGCAGTATCTGCTACTCCTGGATACAAAATCATTGGGGGCAAACTTGTAAGAATGTCTTCCCAAGAAAAAATGCACCGTAGAATTGCTCAACGTAAAGCCGCAATGAAAAGAAGACCAAAACTTGCAATCGCTTTACGTAAGAGAGCAAAGTCAATTAAGAAAAGATTTTCAACTGGCATCGAACGCAAAGCACCAGTAAATCAACAACAAAACGCATGAGGCGAAAATGAAATTAATCACAGAAATTAACGAACAAGTAAATATCATTTCCGAAGCAAACGAAGCGGGTGGAAAAAGTTTTTACATTGAAGGCGTCTTCATGCAAGCCGAACAACAAAATCGAAATGGTAGAATGTATCCATTAGCAGTTTTGCAAAAAGAAACTGAACGATACGTTATTGAAAGCGTAATGAAGAATCGTGCTTATGGAGAATTAGGGCATCCAGATGGTCCTTCTATTAACTTAGAACGTGTATCACACATTACTAAGAGTTTGCGTCAAGATGGAAACAACTTCATCGGTAAAGCAAAGATTATGGAAACTCCATATGGTAATATTGTAAAGAATTTGATGACTGAAGGCGCAACTCTTGGAGTATCTACAAGAGGTATGGGAAGCCTTACAGAAGGTAAAAACGGAGTTAAAATAGTCGGCAACGACTTTTATCTTGCGACTTGTGCGGACATTGTAGCAGATCCTTCAGCACCAGATGCATATGTACGTGGTATTATGGAAAACAAAGAGTGGGTTTGGGATAACGGCGTCATTAGAGAAATAGACGTTCAGAAACAAAGAACTTTTATTGAGAAATCGTCTAAAAAAGATTTAGAAGAAAACATGATAAAAGTCTTCAAAGATTTCATCTCCAAACTATAATTTTGTATAAATACATGTACTAATAAATTTTAAATATCATACAAAGGAGACCTATTATGACTGACACAATTAAGAAGGATGATGAGTTGCTCGAAGGAGAACTTCCACCTGCATTAAAAGCAGCCATCGAAAAGAAAAAATCTAAAGAAGTGGAAATGGATGATGAAGAAGGCGATGACAAAGAAGAAATGAAAGAGAAGAAAAAAGTCAAAGTAAAAGAAGACATTGACGCAATTTTCTCTGGCGAATCCCTTTCTGAAGAATTCAAAACAAACGCAAAAGCAATCTTTGAAGCGGCTATTACAGCCAAAGTCGAAGAAGCAAAAACATCTTTAGAAGAAGAATATGCAACAAAACTTGAGACAGAAGTTGCTTCTATTAATGAAAATTTAGTTACTAAAGTTGATGAGTACTTGGAATACGTAGTTACTGAGTGGATGGAAGAAAACAAACTTGCTATCGAAAAAGGTATCAAAGCCGAATTGGCTGAAGACTTTATGATCGGTCTTAAGAATCTATTTACAGAACATTATGTTGACATTCCAGAAGACAAAGTTAATGTCGTTGAACAATTTGCTGAACAAGTTGAAGTGCTTGAATCTGAATTGGATAAAGCAGTTACAGAAAATGCAAATTTGAATGCTCAAATCAATATTTACAGAAAAGAAAATATCGTGGGCGAAGTTTCAGAAGGTCTTAGCGAAGTTCAATACGCAAAGTTGAAATCACTTGCAGAAGGTATTGAATTTGTTTCTGAACAAGACTACAAAGAAAAACTTCTTTTGACAAAGAAGAAATATTTTGATGAATCGACAAAAGATACTGTCAAAAAAGCGGCTCCAATGGACGATGATGTTTCTACTATCGAAGAATCATTTACTCCTGTAATGAACCATTATGTACAAAATATTTCTAGAACACTCAAGAAATAAGTTTTTATAAATAAATTAAACAATACTCAAAGGAGAAAAACATGAGCGTAGAAAATCTTTTAAAAAAATGGGCACCAGTTCTTGACC